GTTATAGCCGTTAAAGCTAACCCAAGCCCTAGCACCGTAGTAAGGAGCCGTACCCGTGGTCACGTCTAAAGGTGAAAACTCATCTACAGCAGCCTTAACTTTAGCTGGAGATACGAGACTTTCAGTAGTGCTAGTACCAGCTTCCCAAGTAGCTTCTGTCTGAGTGGATGCTTCATACTTACTATTTAGTGCTGTCTGCAAGCCATCAACATTAGAGATAACATGGTTGTGACTGTCATCAGCAATAGTAGCTGTAATAGTTGCGTTAGCTGTGCCGTTAAAAGAGGCACTACCAGAGACATCACCTGTAAGAGATATGGTTCTGGAAGTTTCTAGTGCTGTAGCTGTAGCGGCATTACCTGAAATACCGCCCGATACTGTGCCTGTTACGTTCCCTACCAAATCACCTGTGACATTACCCACGACTGAACCTGTATGAACGCCATTTGTATTGCCTGTAACATCTCCTACCAAAGCACCTTCAAATGTATTTGCTACAAATGTCTCACTGCCTACAGTCCACTTATCGTCTGCTTCGTTCCATATAAGTGTTTTGTTAGCGGCTGTACCACGCTCAATCTCAATGCCACCATTCTGTGTAGGTGTGCCTGTCTCATTAGAGTTGAGAACAATCTGGTTATCTGCAAGGTTGAGTGTCTCAGTGTTTACGGTGGTAGTAGTCCCGTTTACTGTTAAGTTGCCATTAACTACAGTGTTGTTAAAAGTGACATCTGATGTAGTGCCTACAGCCTGACCAATAGCAACAGTACCATTAGTAATACTAACACCCGTACCGCCAGAGAAGTGAGCACGTGTCTCAGCAGCACTAGGGCCAGTGTATGTAAAAGTACCAGCAGAGTAGGTCAGGCTACCGTCACCACCAGTGTCAGTGACACTAAAAGCAGCCTTAGCTGCTGCAGTAGCACGTGCATCTGTGTAGTATAGGTTAGTTGTGCCTTCTGCTACAGTGTCTGTATTACCCTGTGTAAAACTAATAACGCCTGTACCTGAGTTGTAGCTAAGGCTACCCGTAGCTGACACAGAAGATCTAGCACGAGCAGTAGTAAAGTACTGGTTAGTTGAGCCTTCACTGATGACATCTGTGTCATGGTTAGATACGTCAGATACTGTACCTGTTACATTACCCGTGACGTTACCTGTTACATTACCAGTGACGTTACCTGTTACATTACCAGTGACACCGCCTGTAGCTGTTATAATACCTGTAACACCAAGAGTACCACCTACTGTCGCATTAGCTGATACAGTTAAGGCATCTGTGTCTACAGTACCATCAAACCAAGCATTCTTATATTGTACAGCGGCTGTACCTAAGTCCAGAGTGTTAGTAGTCTTAGGCGTAAGAGCAGTACCTGAAACAATGAGGTCTTGCGCTGGGCCTACCTTAGTGATGGGCGCACCTTCACCTGCAGTACCGTCATGAGCGTGACCAGTAGATGCGTTAAACCCTGCCTCAATGGCATTGTACTCAGCATCAAAGTCATCCGCATCAATAACGTTACCGTTAGCAATGTTGTTTGCTGTATCCTGACGTGTATAACCTGCCATGTTTTAGTCCTTACTGTCTATCGTTCTGTCTAAACTCTAGCAGGGCTGTGTCTAGAGTGAATGTAGGGTTTATAGAATTGTCTTCAATACGAAGGGCTATAGTCTTACCTGAGCCAATAATATTTGTGTTGTAGATCTTGTCTAACTCACCCCCGTATGTAGAGGTGTTAAACACAGAGTTAGATTCCCCAAATATGAATACAGATGTACCCGTACTTTCTACGCTCTGTGTAGCGGGTTGTATAACACCTGTGTTTGTAGATGAACCAAAGTCATACTTAACGTTAAGATCCAGAGTCATACTGCCAGTAGGTTCTGCATACAGTGTCATCTTGTAGAATGACTTACGCATCTGAGGATCAGACAGAGGCATATAGGGTGACTCGTAAATAGCCTCAATAGGTAGCCCATCAAAGCTTGATCCTGTATCTAACTCATATACATAGCCATCCGTATTAGCAAAAGCAATAGTCTCAGCTGTATCTGTGTACCTACTGTCTGCTACAAAAGCTTTTACCCCCTTAGTTGTAGACCAGCTAATACCAGACGCACCCTGTGATACAAACTTAGTAGCGATTAAGCCTTTAGATGCTTCATGTTGTTCTGACTCTATATAAGCAAAGATACGATACTGAGCTTTCTCTCTCATAAGTACAGAACAGAAGTTAGGCGTACTGCCAAGGAACGTGGTAGCATCCTTAGCTATAGGATCAGAAGCAATATCCAACCCAAAGTCACCAATGCGATCCGTAGCACTCAGCAAGCGGATACCATCAGGAGCAAGGTACATAATGTCACCACCAACTTCCTGAATAGTGTCACCATTAACACAGCCAATACGGTCTGTAATAGGTGCTACCTGAAAGTCTGCTGCGGTGTTACCTGTTATGCGTTTAATGCTGTCAGTAGTAAAGACTATAAGCTGGTCACGGAAGACAGCTAGACCTGTTATCTCATTAGCTACGTTGATAGAGCCAGCGCCATTAGCTGCACTAAAGTCATCTACAGTAAAGGGTGCAGTAAAGTATAGGTTGTTACCCTTGGCGTAGAATGCTGTATCCTTAAACACTGCTACATTCTCTGCACCTAGTACATCTGTGCTACCTGTAATAGCTGTGAGAGTATTGCCTGATGTGTTGTACGTAGCAGGGTAGTTATTACTATCTACAAAGATAACTTTATCGTCACCGTCTAGGTTATATAGAACATGCTTAGCCTTACCACCAAGCAAAGGTCTTGCACCCATGGATGTCCACGTAGTACCTGTGCCGTAGTAGTACTCTGTTACGTTAGAACCGTTCTGTCTAGCTACAACAATACGCCCAGAGCTTATCACTTTGAGCGCTAGTATAGGACCAGACCCAAGTACAGCTGTAGTGCTGAACTTCTCAAAGCCTTTAATCTTAGAGTAGCCACCCTCTTTGCTAGACTCAAAGTTCTGCAAGATAGTAGCAGAACCCACAGCATTACTACCCTGTTGTAAAGGGCTAAGGTTAGAGATGAGACCGCCTCTAAACTCAATAGGGAATGTCTGCCACTGTGTAGCCATTAGTAATATACTCTCGTGTCTCGCAGGTATTCAGTGCGATTAATATGTAAGCTACGTAATTGTTTAATGCCTTGCTCAAACTTTTGTAGTGCTAATTGTGATGCCTGCATGTCACCACGGAACTGATAAACGTAGTACATAGCGCCATCAACGATGGTATAACGGTATTGCTCAGGGAGTGTAGGTACATCTGTAGAAAGCTCTAGATCGTAGCCTGTACGGAAGTACTCATACACTACTTCATACTCTTTATCGGGAGTAGGGTAAAAGATCAACTCTCTACTAGGTGTACGTACAACATGCGTTGGTGTATTTCTTATACTTGTGGTAGAGTTATACTCAGTATCTGCATACTTGTCAAGCCATTCTTCGTATGTTAGTACTTTTAGTTTGACTGTACCAACATTAAGATCATCATCACGCTTGATGCGGAAGGTGTTCATGTTAATAGTTTTACTATCATAAGGCATACTATAACGTACTTCACCGGGAAGTAGTACTTCTGTTTCTTCTACATGGTTCCACGGCCACTCAAACTCTTCCTGATTGACATGGCGAATAGCTGAGTTAACAGCATCCTTAGCAAAGCTGTAGTAGCCTGTAGCTGTAGGGAAGTTAGCACTCGTAAGTTCTACTTCATTAAGGCGGCGGTTAATATCGTTAACTAGGCTAATGTAGTCGTATGCCATTCTTACTTCTCCTTGACACGCAGAAATACGCTGCGCTCATACTGTAATCCGCCTATTGTGGTTATCTTACACGTAATTCTGTAACGTTTATTATTTGTACCTAAACTCAAGCGGATAGTAGCCACAGTTGTAGTGTTAGTAGCCTGTACAAACTGTAGCCCATCTACAACATCTGTATTGTTCACTTCTGTTTTAACACCTACTGCGTCATCAATATACCAAGTGACGCCAGAAACAGCATCACCACTCAAGAAACGAGACCAGTCTATGCTGTAATCAAGTAACTCATCTTTATCTTTATCAGGCCACTTATATGACATAGGCTATCCTTTAGGCTGCAATATTTACTGTTCTGCTTGCTGAGAATACAGCGTCTATAACTATTGTTCTGTTATCTTCTGCTATATGTACAACGTGATTTAAGGGTTGAGGATTGGTGTATAACGTCCTGTCTCTACTGTAAGCATCTGCCTCAAAGGGGAAGTTGACAGCAGTAACTGTAACAGCTGATACCGCAGTTGTACCTACTACGTCTTCTAGTCTCTCTGCTACATTTACTATTACAGGGTTGATTGTAGCAGTTGCTACTACCGAAAGCAAGGACTCTGATACGTCAATCTCAAAAGAGTCTAGGCTGGTAGGTTCCACAGTACCCTGTGCTGAAACACCTACTATAGACTGTAAGGAGTCAGCGTGTGGTATGATAGCAGTAACACTACCTGTAGCAGAAGCGCTATCTAGAAGCTCTGAGATATGTACCGTTAAACTACCTGCAAAACCCGTAGCCGATACAGAAAGAAGGTTCTCACTAATATCAATCTCAAAGCCACCTGCACTAACAGGCTCTAAAGCAGTTGAACCTGATACTGAAGCAAGTGTATGATTACCTTTAGCATCGTACCCTACAGTAGCTACATTTCCTGTAGCGGATACACTGGAGAGTAGTTCAGAGAGGTTAACCTGTACTGTACCAACAGATACTGTAGCACCAACAGAGTTTGTAACTTCATCAGGGTTTAGTGTTAGACTACCTACCGTACCTGTAGCTGATACAGACGCTAGTAGTTCAGATACATTAACAGTTGTAGCTGTTATGCTACCCGTAGATAGTACAGACGCTAGAGCTACGACAGCAGATATACCAGCCTGAGATGCAGCTAAAGGTGTTGTAGCTAGTGGGGTAAAGCCAAACATACTGTATTACTCTCTACGCATTAGGGTTTAGTGGGCCATGTAATGTCAGCGGGAAAGCCAGATTGCTGTGGTACATCCCTTAGTAAAGAACGATAAGCAGCCCATGCAGCTTGATCTACAGGAGCATCAGCAACCTGTGTCCAGTCAGATGAGGTCAAGAGTGCATCACGTTCTTGACGGGCTATTATAGCAGGGTCTACTGGCTCAGGTTCTGGCTCAGGTTCTGGCTCAGGTATGTCCTCTACAGCCCAAGCTGTACCATCCCAACGTGCCAACTGTGCGTCTGTTGTTGAGGGTGGCGCAGTCTCTACGCAACCTGCTGGGATAAGCATATTGCTTTCATCCATAGGGTCTTGGTCTGCTGTTGTGATGCCTATGAAGACACCATCAATGTCGGTTTGATATACGTTCATATCTGTGTCTCCTTAGTATTTGATGCAGGCTAGAAGGGCTATGTTGCGTGGGCGAGTTTCACCGCTTGTAGATGACGAAACACGGGCGCTAGGTGAGTTAGCAGAATCAAAGTCCAATCTTGTAGCGTTTCCATATCCAATACCTGAGTTTCGTGCGCCACCTACCCTATAATCATTAAACACACCACTGCCCGACCCAATATTAAAGTGTTCAGCAGATGTATTATATCCACCTGTAAGCCTCTGCATTTGGTCAAGCTGTGAGCTACCAAAGCTACGTCCACTATCAACACCACGACTGTCATCCCAGCCACGGATAAATTCACCACGAAGGTCAGGCACGTTAAACGACCCACCAGAGCCACCATATGTATAGCCGAT